GTTCACAAAAGCTGTCCTCAAGAAGTTGTACCCCAAGAGGTTTTGGATAAAATCTTTATGCGGTTCTGACGACAAATTCGACGCAGTTTCTATTAGACTGAAGAAGTCAGAGCAAATTGATGAAGAGTTCAAGAAGAGTGTTCGCATATTCTCAATTGTGAATCGTCTTGTTGGGAAATTGTTTAACATTTGGAGGTCCGCAGAAAAATCTGTCATTTCGAAATGGGTTGCAGAAGTCAATTCAAACTTCATATTCGATGGATGTACTGTTTCAAGATCGTTCACAGATGTAAATAGCCTTTCTACTGTTGGAAAAGCAATGTCTTACCAAAGCGATGTGTGTGAAGCTGTCTCTTCTCTAAGCACACTTGCCAGAGAAGGTTACTCGAATACATTGATTGTTTTTTTCCAGATGACTTCTCGTCGTTTTATAGATGGGATGTATCAGACTCAATCTGGCGGGAAAAACTCGGTGGAAGTATTTGGTGTGGATAGACAGTTCTTGCCTCTAGAGTGCGGAGGATTTCCAATTCTAACAAATGTAGAACTCCTCTCAGGACCAATCGAATCTCATTACTTCAAAATATACAGATTTGGAAATGCTTTAGAAAAAAATGCACTTGTGAGCATCACATGTCCAGACGACAAATCAAAATATCAAGTATTCACAGATACAGACTACGATGCAGATCTTCCAGGGATATCAAGAGTAGGCATAAGCTTCTCGATACGAATGATATCAAAGATAAAATCGATACGAGATCACTTAGAGTCGAAAGGATTCGGCAAAGAAAACGTTGCAGCAACGTTAGAAAGTAACATTTATCTGCCATTTGTTTCTCCCAAAGAGCCCTTTTTGCTTTGCACAAAGATAGCCTCAAAAGTTTTTTCTTTTTCCTCTCAGCTATCAATGTCTTATGCATCAGATTTCAGCAATCTGGTGCGGATGGCGAAAAATGCTAGCTCAAAATGTTGTTACATAGGGAAATATGATCCTGATGTCATGGAGTTCTTCACGTTTGCTGAGTGCGCAAAGACATTAATACTCAAAGTTCACGACATAGATTCGAAAGACTCCTTTGAGAGAGAATTTAGGTTGTCAATCTTGGAAAGCCCTAAGATCGCAGAGCTAGACAGGTTTGCGTCATCCTCGACACTGCTAACAATCGATGGTTCTAAACAGTATGTAAATGCAGTCTACAAAAGCAGATGGCAAGATTTATCCACGGCGAAGTTCAACCTTCGAACTAAGAACAGTCCGTCTGAAGTTATCATGTATCTCTGGTTTCCAGTTGCAAGAGAGGGAGGAATGCTCAATATTCAGTCATCATCTCATGTCGCTAGAGATTTTACCAAAATAAAGCGAAGATTTCCTTACTTGATGGACACATTAGAGGCTACGACAGAAGGGTTGTTTGGAAAGACAACTCCCGAGAACATGAAAGTGCTCTTTGGTCATCTTATGACTTCTCTTAGAAAATACTCCAGAGGAAGTACAATGGTGAAGACGTCTGTGGGAGCTGACACATTTGACTCTGTTTTTTTATCTGACCACTTTGCACGCACAATAAGAGACGGAAGGGTGTACACCGTCATGCAGACACCTTTCAACGGAGGAATCACTCAATCCACGTTCAGTACGGTCGGCAAAGATGACAAAGACTCTTCTGAAATCATTCGAACAATGAGCTCTATAGCCATCTATATGAAAAAACGCATAAGGGACATTTTTTCATCTACAACTGAACAAAGAGCAATAGATCTATTTGTCGAAAGCATGACAGAAATCTTGAGAGGATCTTCTATATCTGAAGTTAAAAGACTCAACAAGGGAGACAATTCATTTAAGGACTACCTGGATTCATGTGATATATCAAGGACTTTGATGGGTTTGTCGTCTCATACTCTGACTCAGGCCTTCGTTGTCCTGGGAGTCATGTTCAGCTCCAGGCCTCATGAGTTCAAAGAAGCCGAAGAGACGTTCAACTGCGGATATCAATTCTGTTATTTTGCTTCCAAATCCAAACTATCAAAAGGCAAAGTAAAGTCATATGAAGGTGGAGAAGACATAGACTTTGGTGTTATAAAAGATTATAGTCTCTTTCGATTTGTAAGATCTAAAGGGAAATCAACCTTCAAGGTTCCTTTCACCACTGTCGATTCAACGATAGACCTTACAGATGTTTTCAAAATGGTTACTTCTTTCACTGAAAAAAACAGGACGTCCTGCAATCCAATTGAGGTTTTATCTCGGAAAGTATCTCGAGATCATTTTGACAAATTGGAAGCTTTGGGTTTCAAAAAACACTACATAGTTTTAAAACAGTCTGGCCATTCAACTCGAGTGATTCTAACTCCGTCTCGATTAATAAGACTGGGAGATCTTGTCGCAGATTGGACAATTAACTTAGCTGACGACAAATTTGCAAAGAAGAAGAATTTAGAGAAATTCACATGCGAACATGTTTTCTTGGACGAAGATTATCTCAATCTGTCGATCAACATTCGTGGAACAAGAACTGCTGCGTACTCAATCAGAGACGGGTTGTTCTCAAGCAGAGATGCAGTTTTCTTTCAAGATCAAAAAAATGCCTTCTTGGTTGAGGCAGCTGGAACATTAAGCTCAAGATTATTCAAAAAACAGGGACATAGTCTGAGGATAAAAGAATATGAAGATGCAATAGATTTCGAACTCGATAGTCATTATTGGAGAATGGTTTATCTTAAAAGGTACCCGTCTATGATTTCTCTTCCTTCTGAAAAAGACTCCTCTTCATCAGACTCTGGAGAAGAAGAGCTCAGGTCAGAAGAAGAGGATACAGAAGAAGAATTCGACGTCAACGACTTCGAAATATCACCTGGAGATGTCTTCGATCTACCTGAAGACATCGTATCTGTACATTGCTCAGCAAAAATAAGTACGTACAAACCATCTCTGAAGAAAATGCTGATAGGAGCTCAAGAAAACATACTTCACTCAATAGTCAAAAATGTTTTTGAGAGGCATTACACAAGCGATGTCGAATCTTATGGTTCAATGGCTTCTTGGGCATACAAGATGTTTGCAGATAAGGCTTTTCATGAGTTATCAGAGGAAAAATATGAGTCGTATCTTGGCTTCCAGATGGTGACATTTAAGCAATCTCTTGATTCCTTGGACGGTGTTCTGCGAGACAGTGCAAGAATGAAACTCAAAAGATTCCAACTAACGACGTTGGTGTATTATTTGTCTTCTGCTGTTTTCCAG